GAATATGGACTTGCTAGTGGTGTATTAACATAAACACCAGCACTTGTTGATAAATATAATGAATCTTCTACAGTAAACGATGATAAATCAACATCACTGACAGTACCAAACATAGTAGCCAATCCCGTATCATCATCGGCTATATCATGTGTTGCAATCCCAATGATATGTGTTGTACCTATTTTAGATACAGCATTTTCTACCATTGGTAAACCATCACTTGCACTTGTTATTTCCACAGGAGAACCATTTGGTATAGCAACACCCGTTTTGTTTATTACCCGAACCTGACCTTCTTGACCAATCTGAGTAGTTACATCACTTTTGTCTCCATAATAAGCTGGACATTTATTTCCAACATCATAAAACACCAATCCTTCTTGCCAAGCAGGATTTCCAGCCGATGTGTAATTTATATCCAATTGAATTTCATCGAATGTGTTAGAAGGATTAGCAGATAAATAAACTATTTTATCGTCCAATTCTTCTGTTGTATTTTGTAAATCTGTTCCTGATAATGTTGTTGATGTATTATCAAAAGGAACATTAACAGCACTTACTGATGATGATGACGGTATTAAAGCAATTGAAGCGTCAATCAATTGTTGAGCTTCTTTATGACCTAACCCGCTACCCATATTCCCAAAAGATGGTCGTGGTTGAATACGTGCCATAAAATTAGGGTCTGCTTTTAAAGTAGCAGCCAATGCATTAATATCAACACCAATATCTTTTTTCTGGAAATTGTTAGGAATAAACTTTTCCGCAGCAATAAACATCGCATTGTTCTGTGGTTTAGGAGGAACATATTGTTTAGGTTCCTTTTTAAGCACAGGTTTCTTAACAACTACATTTTTTATAGCTTTTTTCTTTGTTGCTTCAGTCAACAACTTTTCTTCTTTTATATTTTTAGAAACATTTTCAAAAATGTCTTTTAAATCATTTTCAAATCTTTTTTGTTCTATAAACTTATCATATTTGTTATCTTTCATTTTAAAATTCCTACCAAAATGAATGTGCAAAAAAACGTAATTATAAAGTATTTATATTATTTATGTTTTTACCAATTTGAAAACGGATCATCTGAACCTTGCTCAGACGCTGGTGGCTTATAAATAATATCTTCTTTCTCAACATCTATGTCATTGGTGATGTCAAAAATGTCCTCAGCTTTGTTTGTATATGCTGAAAGTGATGTCCCTGACATACTATCAGGCAATTCAATTCCTTCATCTTTGTAAACTTTGACTACAAATTCCCACATGTGTTGCTTTGATTGTAAAAACATAGAAACATCTTCAACAACTTCAGTTATTTCATATATATTTGGTGCATACCTTGACATAATGATATCTCCAATCTTTGGTATAATCTTAGTTGGGCCAGACGCTGCAGCGAAATGTCGCTTTGAACAGAACATCGAGAAATTGTCAAGATTACTTATGCCAAAACTGGTCCACATTTTATCTTCACGGGGTAATTGAAATTGGCACATCAAATCAAATTTCCGTATGAACCTACGATTTCCATCCTCCCCAAAAATGGGGTCATATATGACATCATAGGAAGTTTGGAAATACTGCATACAAACTCCGTGCATGTTTATCGCATTTGTCAACAATTTAGACAACATATTTTTATCACTCTCATAACCATTTCTAAAATCAAAATATGGATTTTTTCCTCTATTAAAATGTTCAAAATTAGACATTTTTTAACTCCTCGTGTAAAACAATTTCCACATTTTTAAATTCCGTATATGGGATTCTGATTAATTTAATATTATTCTTTAAACAATAATCAGTTTTGAATTTGTCATATTTTTGTCTTTTTTGAAATGCTTCAACACCACCAAAATATTTTATTGGTTTAAAATGTTGCATACCATCATATTCAACAAGAATATTATACTCCGGCAAATAAAAATCAAAAGGCAAATAACGTTTTACGGCCTTACATTCCCTGAATGTCTTTTGATTTATGAATTTTATATTATTTTCTTTTAAATATTTTTCAATTTTCAATTCACCTTTTGATGATTTGCATTTAGAACATCCACTTCCCATTAGATGGTCATTTGGAGTTTGATGAAAGAAAATATCACATTTTTTACATAAAATTTTGACTTTTATATATGCATTAACATATACACATTTTGAATATCCATATATCAATCCATGTATTTTTTCTGCTTTTTTTATAAACATATCAATTGTGTCTGATTTATTAATTCTATTATACATATTTGCACATTTAGAACACCCACTTCCATTTAAATGACTATTAGGAGTTTGTTCAAATTCACCATGAACTTTACAAATTATTATAACTTTTTTATTATTCGACACATATTCAACCAAATTATAATCATACAATTCACCATGAACTTTTATTGCTCTTTCAATGAATTCTTCTGTTGTTAATCGAACCCCACCATTACATTTAGGACATCCTTTACCATTATAAACATGATTATTAAAATTTTGTTCAAATTCACCATGTTCTTGACATATAATTTTCACTTTTCCATGAGCACTTTTATACTCAACTAAACTATAATCGTATAAATCACCGTGAACTTTTCTTGCTTTTTCAACAAATTCTTCTTTTGTTAATCTTTTACCCATAATTTTCTCCTTATACGAGTTAAAATGAATGAGAAGTAATCCTTACTTGTATAAGTTTCAGGAAACGGTCATGACTCCGATGTCCTTCTCATATTTATTTATATTATAATTGTTCATTATCATATGCCAAAAATCCTTTATTAGACCATCTAATAAAATATTTTCTTCCTTGACTATATCTAAAATGCCAAGACCTACGATATGCACCTTCACCTTTTCTTGTTTCAAAATTACCTATTACATATTCCCCCACTCGTTCAAATGGTGACATCATAAAAAAATACACACCACTAAACTTATGACATTTCTTATCATGGTTCCATTCATAATGGAATCGGATAGTTATAAAAGAATCATGTGGATGTGTTTCTTCCTCATTTCTTTTACAAAAACGAATTACTCTTTTTATCATCTTGTTAAATTTCATATCAAACTCCTTTTTAACCCCACTGCCCAAAAGGGTCATTACTACCTTTCTCGGAAGCTGGTGGCTTATAAATATATTTTTCTTTTTCAACATCAATAGGATTTGTGATATCAAAAATGTCTGTTGGTTTATTAGCAAAAGCTGATAATGGGGAAGCACTAACATCCCCAGTCATAGCAACAAATTCATCTTTAAATGGTTTCACGATTAATTCCCATGTGTATCGTTTATCAAGGAAGTACATCCCAGATTCTTCTTTAACCTCAACAATTTCATATAAATTTGAATTAAATTCTGCTTGAATTAAATCACCTTGTTTTGGAATCCATTCTCCAGATGTAATATAATCAAAATGTGCCTTTGACAAATACATACTGAAATTATTAAGACCCTCTATTCCAAATTTATTCCATTGTTTATTTTCACGAGGTAATTTATAATAGACTTGAACATCACTCCAATATTCAGAAAATGTTCGAGAATTATTTTCACCCCAGATTTTATCACTTGCACTAATATCGTATTTCATTTTGTAATAATAACATGGGACTCCATAAGTATTATAAACTTCCATTTGTAGTACTTGCATAAGTTCTCTTTCTTTATCATAATTGGTACTACATTTTGTAAACCACTGATTAGGCAAAGCTGAATAATCTTCATAATCAAAAGATGTTTCAATCTCGATATTAATAAAAGATTTTTCAATAACCCACTCAGATTGTAAACTAAAAACTTCAAATTCAACTCGTATTTCAGTTAAACTTGGTTCAAATATAAAATCTTGAGGGATGGCACTAATACTAATGTCACTTGGACATTGTTCGAACCACCCATCAGTAAATACGTCTAATGCACTTCTGAATTTCCCTGTGATTTTATCAAACCAACCACCAGTAAATACACCGAGTGAATCACCCTTCATTATTCCCATTAGACCACCCTATTCTATATTCTTGTTCTTAAGTCATTAGTTCCACTCAACGCAAAAGCAGATGTGATATTGTCTTGTCTATAATATGTAAACAAATCACTCGCACTTGTGAATACAATCTTACCAATTGCCTCTGCTAATAAGTCAGACATCACTTGAGTCAAATTTTTACTTCCATCAATAGTAGCAGATAACATTACTTCATTAGCAACATCATTAATTTCAACCAATAATTGGTCTCTAATCACATCGGCATATGCAGACGTATGAACCCCATATCCAGTTAATGCTGTATAACAATCAGCAGAAACATTAAGTTCACTAAGGTTACTTGCTGAAACAGATTGTCCTGAAACATCAACTTCACTTAAATTACTTGCTGAAACAGTTAATCCTGTTAAACCAATT